CCTAAATGGACCGCTCAGTCGCCCTGCCTGATCCACGGGAACTTGCGGTAAACCTTGTCCCGGTAAGGAGCCGGCGGCGCGCAGGCGCCATCGGCTCGCTTGGTCTCAGCTCTTGCTGACGCGGTGTGCGGACGAGAACGGGTTCTTGTCGGAGCCGACCTTGCCGCCAGAGGCGCGACGCGGACGGTCCATGCGGGCTTTCGCCATGCCGCCTTCCGGCGCGCAGACCTTGCCGCCCTTCTTGCGGGCCTTGGCTTCCTTGAAGACGTTCGGGTTGCCTGAAACCTTCATCGGCATCGCAGTTCTCCTCTTACCGCTCGACGGCGGCGAAAACGTAGTCGACGGTCGTGGTCGCCGCACCAGCTTCGCCATTGAAGGCGGCGATGGAGACGGTGAGGTTCGTGGCGTCTGGCAGATAGTTCGTCACATCGATCGAACCAGTCTGCTGGCCGTCCTGGCCGTAGTACAGCCGGCCAGCGCCGTCATAGTACCACTGCAGCACGGTCTGCGTCGCCGCAACCAGCGTGCCGACCGAGGCCGACGTCGAACCGGTGGTGGCGTTCTTGCGGCACACGATCGAGATCGTCGCGGTGCCGTCGAGCTTCTCGAAGTAGATGCCATCGGTGGCGTCGAGCGGCGAGGTGTCGACGATCACGAGGCCGATCTGCATGTCGCTCTGGACGGCCTTTTCCATCGCAAGGCGGGCCGAGAACCATGCCTTCTTGCCGGCCGTCAGCGCGAACGCGGCCGGCGTCTTCTGCAAGACGTTGCCGTCATTGTCGAGCGCGTCGCTGGTGATCAGCAACAGGCCGCCATTGCCCGCCGTCAGCGCCTGCGTGCCGCCAGCGCCGGTCTCGGTAACAACCCAGTCCGACGCGGTGTAGGTGTCGAAGTCGTTGAAGTAGGTGTGGAACAGCGTCGGATCGGGAAAGAGCATGTCCTTGAACGCAGCATCGAGCTGCGCATTGGTCACGCCGTTCGGGAAATGGGTCGTCGACATATCAAAGCCTCCGGGAGATTCCCCGATCCGTTGTTACCCAAAAGCGGTCACCGTCCCCAAGCAGCGCGCGGGTCGTTGTAGCCGAACGAGTAGCGCTCGTAAGCCTTGACCAGCAGGTTGTCGGTGATGTTGTCGACCCACATATCGCTCTCGTAGGGAATACGGAGCATGTGGATCAGGCCCTCGATGTTCGTGGTGACGAACCACGCATAGTTCGAGGTCAGGAAGTCCATCACCAGCATGCCCTCGGGCAGACCGCCGGAGGTGGTGAGGATCGCGTTGACGTCGTTGTCGGCGGTGCCCGGCCGCAGGTCGGTCTTCAGCAGGCGGATTGCCACCGGCTGCAGGTTGACCGGCACGATCAGGCGCCGCGCACGGGCCATGATCTTGAGGCCGCGCTCGTTGACGAAGTTCGAGCGCACATTGGCCATGACGGCCAGGAGGCTCGATTCGTTCAGCGACTTCGCCACCGAAGAGGTGTTGGCCCAGGTCCCGGTATCGTAGGGATGGTCGGTTGCGAACAGCGCCTTGCCGTCGCCGATCTGGGCGGAATTGTAGACGTTGCCAAGGTTCAGGACGTTGGCGGCCTGGATTTCCTTGAACTGCGCAAACGATTCCTGGAGCTTCAGGTTCGTCGGGTTGAACTGCGCCTTGTAGAGATTGTCGTCGATCGCCTTGCGGGTGATCGCGTAACCGAGGGCGACCTCGATATGCACGAAGGCCCAGGTGAAGCGCTCGCCGGCGTTGTTGTCGAACTGGGTCGCCGCGCCCTCATCCTTCAGGAACGGCAGCGCCACGAAGGCCATCTGGGTCGAACGCTCGACGGCCATCTGCGATTTGTGGGTCTTAAAGACCTTGTCCCACTGTCGCGGGATCATCTCGTAGGAGCCGCGGACGTCAAACAGGCCCGGGAGAAGCTCCGACCGGATGCTTGCAAGTGCGATAGGCATTTATCAGTCTCCTAAAAACGCCTGCGCTGGCTTACGCCAAGCCGGTCAGTTGCTTGAAGTTCTGGTTGTTGAAGGCGACCACGCACCAGCCGTAGGCGCTCGACGGATCGGAGCCATTGCCCACGATGCCGAAGTTGCCCGTGCCGTTGCAGACGTCGACGACGCGGAACGGCAGCGTGTTGGTGGTGTTCAGGGTGGACTGGTCGACGGTGGCGCCCGAAACACCGGTCGCGGTGTTGCCGGTGCCGATCGCGTACCCGACGTTCTCGCCGATATTGGCGGTGACGATCGAGGTGTTCAGCGCCGCCGCCAGGAACAGGGCGTTCGGGGCCGAGATGATGTAGGCGGTGGCATCCGCGCCCGCGGCGCCGACCCAGTAGGGCGACCACTGCGGGTAGCCGCCGACCGGCGTATACATGCAGCCGTCGAACACGCCGACGAGGTTCTCGGTGTTGTTCGAGCCCTGCTGGATTTTGCCGGTGGAGGTTGAGCGGACGACGGGGTCGCCGCGGAAAATCTTGGTGGCGTTGCCCGAGGCAATGATGCCAGTCGAGAGCTGGTAGTCAGGCGAGCCGCCCGGCAAGTAACCGATATGGCGGAAGCCGAAGGTCGCTTGGGTGTTAGCCACAGAATTGCTCCGGTCTCTACGGGGCTTTTCCTAGCTCGCGCGGCCGGATGATCGCCTTGTGGGAAAACCGAATGCGGCACGCATCGGTGATAAATTCTACCGGATCATCCGGCGGAGAGTGCAGGCCATTCAGGCGGCGCTCTCGTGCTGCGTCTCGCAGCGGTCGGAAATCTCTATACGCAGAATTTTTAGGAACCGTCAATAGATGGTAGGCGTTTGCAATGGATGTGCTTCAGCTTGTGCTGTTGATGAGCACCAGATCGGCGGGCTTGTAGAGGTTGCGACCGCGCCGCCGGCCATCCCACTTCACGACGCACCACAATTCGCCCTGGGTGACCGCGGTGATCACCCCGGTACGATCGTCGTGAGCGCCACGCAGTGCGACGCGCTCACCGATCTCACCCTTCGGACTATTCTGCGGCTTGTCGCTCGGCATCCCGCTCTTTAGCGAAGCAGGCCGAGAATATCCAGGGACCAGTGTGCTGGATTTCGTAGGCCGTATTCGCCCACACCTTACCGCCGGTCTCGCGCCAGCGCTGGCAGAACGAGAAGTCCTCGCCGCGCTTGCCGCCGGGGCTGTAGGTCTGATCGAAGAAGCGCAGCGTGCGCTTGGCGCCGGAGGCCTTCATGTCTTCGAGCAGCATGTAGTCGCCGACGAGGTGCGGGAAGTGCACGAGCATCCGCTCGATCGCGTCGCGGCGAATCAGCAAGCACCCACCGCCGACGCCCTCGGCCTCGATGAAGCCCTCGCGGTAGCCGCCGCCCTCGATGCCTGATCCGGCCCAGTCGCGCGGCACGCAGCGCTTCGGATAGACCGCGCCGACCACCGGCTCACTGAACGCCAGCATGTCGAGCACGAGCTGCGCCGGGAAGCCCATGTCGTCATCGATGAACAGCAGGTGGGTCGAGTGCGGCATGGTGTCGTACCAGACCGACAGCACCATGTTGCGCAATTCCGCAATGTCGTACCACGAATAGGTGCCGAGCTGGGCGTGGATGCCCCTCGACATCAAGGTCGACATCAGCTCATGCGAGGTCGTGAACGTGGTCGCGCTGATCTGCCCGCGATAGGCGGGGATGAAGCAGAAGATGTTGGCCACCGGCTACTCCTCCGAATAGCCGGGATCGCCCTCGGCGATATGGCCGGGCCGCGGAATGTCGGCGCCGAAGTCGATGTCCATCTTGAGGCCGCCGGCCTGTCCGCGCGCCGCCGCCACCCGGGCACCGGGAAGCTGCTTCTGGGTCAGTCGCAGCGCATCGGTGCGGTCGCGGACCTGGGCGCGCGCATGCGCCTCGTCCTCAGCCTTTGCCTCCAGGGTCAGCGACATCGGCCGCTCCTCCAGGCGCAAGCCCTGCACCACGATCTGACCATCGAAGCCGACCGGGGTCCAGCGCCCGGGATGGCGTGATGCAGGCACCGGGCGCCAGCCGTTCTGGTACATCTGCAGGTCACCCTGCAAAATCTCCTCGATGCCCTTGTTGAGCACCGTGACCGGATTCCACTGGTAGGACCAGCCCTGCGGGATTTCGTTGAGCGGCACGTCGAGC